TACAAATTAAAGGTTCTGTTTTTAAATTACCAATCTCAACTAAATTTCTAATAAATTCTTCATATTCCGCATAAGAATCAAATTGATCATCAAATCCTGCACATTTAAGTTTTAAGTCATAAAAATCAAATATGGGTAATTTATGTGAACCAGGAACATATAATAAGGAACCATTATTTTCAGTCATATCTTCAAGTGCAACCCACACTGCGGATAACCATCTTTGTGGCATTGAATCAAAATGTATTGTGTCACTATGTAATGGTTGATTAGAACCATAATTAAACGTTATTGTTTGAAAAGGGTATGGTTCTCTTTTATATAACATCTTTAAGGTATCGTATACCTTAGGGTGATTTGCTAACGATAATAAAGATTCACATTCCTTCCAAGCCTCAAATATTCTCTTACCTTGTGAGTAATGGTATCTTGGATTTTGAATATTAGCATCATCCTTATTATTTAAAAAATTAACATCAAGTTTACATTGTTCGATTTCTTCGTCACTTAATCCTAAATCAATAACAACATAACCATCCTTGTTATATTTGGTGGCCAATTCTTTTTCTTCGTCAGTTAAATCCTGATTTTTTAATAACTCACTAAAAAATGGGGATTCAACCCACGGCCAATTCATTTCTTCTGAGTTTTGTGTGTAATTTTTCATAGTTTTAATATTATTCTCCTACATTATAAATAAACTCTTTTTGTAAATTTTCTTCGTTTAAATAGAATCGATAGTTAACTTCGAAATTTTTATAGTTATTTGGAATACAAGAATATTTTGGATGATTTTTTATTTCAAAACCTCCATGTATTATGAAATTTGAATTAAATCTACTTTCATATTTTTGTAATTTATCATATGATTGACCATGTGTCATTTCATGTCTAAAATTACAAATTGAATTTTCACCATATATCATATTAAATTTTTTGGTTGATGTTAAACCAATACCTCCACCTGAATGGACAGGTAACCCATTTAAACCAGGTAAAGTGATTGGGGCTAATGCAACATACCCAACCTTATCATCTGAATCAATAAAATCTACAAAATCTTTCATATATCCTTCTTTAAAGATTATATGATCATCTTCACAAAAAAAGAAATAATCATATTCTGATAAATATTTTGTGAACATATCAAAATAGGAACCAAAGGAACCACCAATGTTTTCCCTTTGTTCAACAATTACCTTACCATTTCTTGTTTTTTTATTATTAAAACTATTTACCCCTTCATTTACAGAAACAATCCCACAATCATTATTTACTAAAATAATATCAGTTTCAATACCCATGTCAATACTAACTTCATTTTCCATCATCTTTAAAAAAAATGATTTCATATCTTTGGGGTTATTATAGGTACCAGTTCTTCGTCTACCAAAATAAGTACAGATTATTTTAGCACATTTACTCATATTTTTTCACAAATTATGTAATTCCAACATGCTTTAAAATCGTTTTTATTGTCAAACATTTCATTTAAGGCTAATTTGATTATATCAATCCTATCCTCAACTTCATTTTCTTTTGACTCAACACCTGTTATTTTATTTGCACCCCCAACCCAACTAATAATACCTTCATGATATACTTTTAGAAATTCAAACCATTCATCGACTTTTGCGTCAATATTGATTGTTTTTATTTCTAAAATTTTAAAATTATTTTTTAATATCTCATCTGTATAATACTCGATATTCTTAACAGGCAAAAAATACTTATCTCTTAATAAATCGTGTTTTTCAATATATTCAACATCATTAATTAAATCACAATATTTTGAATATTTTGGTGTCTCTTTAACAATTTTATAAGAAAGTTTAGCAATTTCATTTACCGTTTGGTCTATTAATTTTGATTCACCATCCATAGATGGGTTGAATATGTTACCAGAATTAATTAATAATTTACCTCCTTTAACCAATAGATTATCCCAAGACTTTATTGTGTCTGAAATAGTTGGATAAAGGTGAATTGCATTTGTACATATAATACCATCTAATAGTTCCTTATATTCCTTACCCATAGATTCATCAATGGTTTGTAATCTATTTTCTTCTTTTAGATATTTCATTAATCTAAAAAAGAATTTATCATTATTACCAAATTTATCATATGATAATTTAAGATACTTTGGAGATGTGTCCATCATTAAAATTTTTGGACAACTAACAGTTGATTTTAGTAATCTTTCGGGAAAAATTCCAGTACCACAAGAATAATCCATAATAAAATCATCATCATTGAAATATTTTTTAGATAAATCAACCATGTAGTTTAAGTTATCATACCAAGTATGGTTTTTAACTTTATCATAACCTAACGCAAACTCCGTTACCTCAGATTTCAAAAACGAATCGTCAACTATTCTATCCACTACCATCCTTTTTTAATACAATCTACAATATATTCTCTATCTTCTTCAGTTACCCACCATCCAATAGGAATGGAAATTACTTCACCAATTGTTCTGTCTAAATTAGGTAATAAAGAACGATATTCTTTCACACAAGTATGTATATCATTTCTTTCGTGGACTTGAGATACTGAGATACCACATTCTTTCATATGTTTCATGAAATCATTCTTTCTCTCGACTTTTAATGAATAAATCCAAAATGCACTATCCATATCAGGATTTCTTTCTAATAAAGTTACCCCATTAACACCCTTTAGATTCTTGTCATAATAAGATGCATTATCTTTATGTTTTGCAATTATAACATCAACATGTTTAAAGTTTTCAATTCCAATTGCAGCGTTCACATCATTCATATGGAATTTGAATCCCCATTCTTCAATATCTGATTCACAACGAAAATCTTTTCTAGCTGAGTCTCTATCAATACCGTACCATCTCAACAATCGAGCTCTTCTATTTAATTCCTGATGAGGAACAAATAACAAACCACCATCTACTGATGTTATGTGTTTAATTGCTTGTAGAGAAAATGTACAAATATTTCCATGAGTTCCAATCAGTTTTCCTTTGTACTTACTTCCCATGGCATGTGCACAATCTTCAATTACTGCAGGTTTAAAACCATACATTCGCATTGCCTTTTCTTGAATTTGTCTTAATCTTTCCAAATCAATAGGATAACCTCCCCAATGAACCACCATAATAGCTTTTGTTTTTGGAGTGATTTTCCTTTCCAAATCATCCAAATCCATATTCAATGTATTAGGATCAATATCAACCCATTTGATTTTGAAATTGTTAGCCAAAATAGGCCAATTTGTAGCGGTACAAGTTAATGGTGTACTTAATACTTCATCACCATCTTCCATTCCATTCCATACATTTTCTCTAACCCCGTACCCATCAATTTTAGTGAAAGTAGCGGGTTTTTTAATTAAATGTAATGCCAAATGTTCCGCAGAAGTTGCTGCATTTACCGTTGATATATAATCGTGTTGAAAATAATTTCTTAACGTCGATTCGAATTCATCAACCACCGGTCCTTGACCAATAAATCCGCTATTCAAGACTTTAGAGACTTTATCGGCCGCGGTTTCCGCCATAAAAACTTTAAACAAAGGTATTTCTCGTTTCATACTAATCATTTTTTATAAAATATAATCCTTTTTTTTAGAAAAACAAAATAATTGTTATTATTTCCAATAACTATAAATTCCATTATCTAACTCATACTTTTCCCACTTCCATCTTTCTCTATTTGGTTGTACTTTTACCCACTCCCACATATTATTCAATCCCACTTCTAAACTTGTCTTGTCTTTAAACCCAAGTAAATTTATTGATTTTTCATATGATGGAATAACATTTTTAACTTCGTGTCTTCCCTCTAAATGGACAACATCACCACCACCAATAACTGACCTTAATATATTGTTTGCCTCCTTAATTGTGTGATGTTGAGTACTACCTAAATTTATTATTTGTTTGGATGATTCTTTTAACTGTGTTGCATTCCACAAACTTTCTAAAGAGTCATCAACATAACTGAATGATCTAATTTGTTCACCATCACCATATATTGTCATTGGTTCGTTGTTTAAGTATTGACACATCCATATCCCGAGAACATTTCGATATTTGTCCCAAATATTTTGTTTAACACCATAAACATTGTGAGGTCTAATGATACACCAATCTAATCCATGTTGTTCACCAGCAACCTTAATATCTAACTCACAGGCGTATTTTGCAATACCATATGGGTCCATCGGTTGAGGTATAACGTCTTCATAAAAAACTTCACCATTACCATACCCATATACCGCCATACTTGAAGTAAACACCAATCTTTTAACATCATGTTTAATGCATTGATTAATAACTCTGGCCGTAGCAACTAAATTATTTTCATAATTGTATTGTCTAATAAATGGAGATAAACCTTCAGCGGCATAGGCTGCAAAATGATAAACATAATCGAATTTGTGAACCTCAAAACAATTCTCAATTGGATGTGTCACCAAATTCATCTGCCAAAATTCGACCTTTGGGTTTACATTTTCTTTGTATCCTCCGCTTAAGTCGTCCATTCCGACCACATGAACTTCGGGATGATTTTCAATAATGTAATCAGCGAGTCTTGAACCTAATAGTCCTGCGACACCTGTAATCAAAATTTTCATATAGTATTATTTATAAAATTAATTATACTTTGCCAAGCTTTATCTTCGTATAATTTATATACATTATCATTTTTTTGATTTTTTGTTCCTATTCTTTTTCTAGGGTGTACTTGATTATGTCCTTTTAATCTGGTATTAATATGATATTGAGGTACTCCTTTTTTTGAAAAAAACATTTCTAAACAATAATCTTCTCGAGCAAAATGAAGATCTAAAGGTAAAAATGGATATGGGAGATTTTGAGATAGTGCAGTCATATTCCCATCTATTTTTAATTTTTTTAATTTAATTACAGTTGGTTCAAATTGTTCATTAAATTTATTTAATTCATCTAATGTTATGTAATCAGCACAATTAAAAGGTTTAGGTGCTTGTTCAGGTCGGATAGGAGGACCATTTCTTGGAAATTGATGTATCCAAGGATGTTCAACCTCATCCCAAGTATTATCCCACATTTTTCTAGTTGCTAATGATAGAAAATGAGGTTCTTCTATGACAATATTTGATAATAAATAAAAATAATCTTCAGGTACTAAACAATCACTTTCTCCCCATACAATATATTTGTAATCATATTCCGACCCGTATATATCTCTTCTCCAATCACCTATATTATAAAATGGATCTGAATCTTTTTTAGTTATTATTTTGGATTTACTAATTAATGGATGTTGAAGGAAATGTTTAAACATTTTTTCAGGTTCAATTCCTTCATCTGGTTTTTCTATATATGTTTGAGAATTTAAACATATTATAATATCTACATCTAATTCACTATGTATAATAGATTCTTGTAATGAATCTAATGTTTCTAAAATCATTTCAGATTCATACCACATTATATGTAATGTATATAAAATTTTACCCATATTATTCATATTTTAAAATTTGTTCTATTCTTTCTTCAAGAGTATATTTTGGTTTATAAATTGAAAACATTAACTCAGGATTACAAACTCTATAGGATACTCCTATGGGTTTATTTGTTAAATGTAATATACCATTTTTAGGTTTCCAATCAGATATCTCAAACATTGTCTTAGCTAACTCATTAAATGAAGTTGATATACCACTTCCTAAGTTTAAAGCATCTAATTGAATATCATTATTTACTACAGTCATTACTGCTTCAACAATATCTTCCATATGGATAAAATCTCTAACTTGATTCCCATCTCCCCAAATTTCAAAAGTATTAACTTTTGTTTTAATACGATTTATAAAGGAAGGAAATGGATAAGTTAAATCTTGGTCTGCTCCATAACCTGAAAATGGTCTAAAAACATAAACTTTTGTTCCTTGTTCTCTAACAAATTTAGCTAAATATTCTCCTGTTAATTTAGACCACCCATAGGTAAAATCGGGAAGTCTAATATCATCTAGATTAATATCAGATTCTTTTAAGTGATATTTTAATTCAGGAATCTGTAGATGAATAGGGTAAGCAGCTGATGAACTGAAATATACTATTTTCGGTTGTTTTGTTTTTACAACCCAATTAAAAAATTCTGAATCGATTGATAAATCTGTTGCTACAGACAATGGTTCATTTTCAATTGTTTCTCTACCACCTACAATAGCCGCTAAATGAATAATTAAATCAAATTTTTCTACTGAGTGTTTAAAAAAATTTCTACAATCATTTCCTTCTTTTAAATCTATCCCTGTTATATTATGTTGATTTTTAAAGTATTTTAAAAAGGACCTACCAACAAATCCTAAATGTCCAGTTATTAGAATTTTCATTGAGTTATGTTGTTATAAAAATTATTTTGTCTTTCTTGACGTTCAATTTTTTTATTATGAATTAATGAATATGAGTCATCGTTTGGTAATAGACTATAATATTTTGCTCCAACGATTTTCTCATGAACTTTACCTTCCCACTTTAATCCTTTTTTAAATAATCTCCCCTGATAATCGGGATAATTAATTCTATTATTGGAATCCACTTTCCACTTCCACTTTTGAATATGTTCTTCGGTAATACCATCAACAGTATTAATTCTTGGTAAATAAAAAATTTCGACCTCGTCATTCAACTCAAATAGTTTTGGTAAAATGTCCATCAACTCTTTGGTTATCATTTCATCGGCATCAATTTGAAAAATGAAATCACCAGTACAATAATCGTTTAGTTGATTCTTCCAGTCTGCAAAATTATTATTCCAGCCAAACCCCCTCCATGTTTGAACATTGGGTAGTTTATTAAATGAGAGTAGGTAATCTAATAATTCCTCCTCACCATTTTTTTGGTCGAACAAAATAACAACTTCATCTTCCACTCTTTTATTTTTTATTAAAAAAGGTAAGAGATTCTTTATTTCATTAATCTCATTACATACGGTTATTGCATAACTTATTTTCATCTCTTTTCCCAAATGTGTTTTAAATATTTTTATAACCTCTTAAAAATTTAAAAATCTTTTTATCAGTTATAAGTAATCCATTAGATGGGGACGAGGTACCAATACCTATTGTACCACCCACAAAATTAATAGTACCGGTCCCACTGGTTATACCTGTACTGATTGTACTGGTACCACTCATGACATTAAATGCACTCGAATTATCAGTAAGAAACGTTCCATTTGACGTAATTCTAAATCTTTCAGTATCTGAAGTTGTTATTAAACCATGATTGGTGGTTGATGTTGATGTGTTAAATAGAAATCCCATATCATTTAATTTTGTTTAGTTTAGGTAACACAAGGTCTTTCTTTTTAGGGGGTTCAACCATGTGTGTAGTTATTATTTCTTTAAATTTTTCTTTCATTTTATTTAGAGTAAACTTCCCCAAATTTTCTTCTCTTAAAATCTCGGATTTAACCAAAAATTTATCATAGTCATCCTTAACCAATTTTAAAATTTCAATAAACTCATTGTAATTTGCGGTAAACCATTTAGAACCTTTGATAATAAAATTATCAACAGCACTTTCGTCAACCTCAGTCAATTTACCACCAATCATAATTGCTTTATCCATTGGTAGAAAGTCCTTATGACCAGACCAATTTGAAGCAATTACAGGTTTACCCGTCATTGTAAACTCTAACAACGGACGACCAAACCCCTCACCTTTTGTTATTGAGACCATTGCTTTAATTTTTGGGTGGTTGTATAAATCATTCATTTCTGAATTCTTTAATTCACCGAAAAGTAGATATACCGGTGGTGCACCAGGAATATCCTTTACAATATTAGTGATTTTTTTTCTAAAATCTTCTCTTTGTTTGATTGAAAATGTTGCTGATGATGTCTTTAAAACCAAAGCAGGTTTATTTTCATACTTAGAAAACGCTTGTGAGAAACATTTAATCAACATACCCACATCTTTTCTATCCTGACCCATATTACCCTTCAACCAATGACCCACAAAAAGGAAAGCAAAATCTTGTTCAATTGGTAAGTCTAACCCCTTATATTCGTTATTGTAGATTTTCTCATCTACACCTTCAAATAGTACTGAAATTGGTTTAGTTATTTTATGTTGGTTAACCAATTTACCAGTATTCTTTTCATTTTCATTGTAGACAGTTTGTAACAACACGTCTCTTGAGAATGTTGAGGTAGTTACAATAAGATCCATTCTATTACATCCATCAATCCAATCCTTTGGTGCTACAGTTGTTTCAATACCAGCTGTCACACCAATATTAAATTTACCAACTCTATTAAATTCATTTGGAACTGTAACCTGTACATAAATGTCGGGAACAACATTTAATTCTGTAACGATGTTGGATTCAATCCACTTGTGAAATACATTCTCTTCTTCTAATGCTGTTAATGGGGTCGAACCCCAAGGACAACTATCCACCTTAATATCAAATAAATCCATTTGATATAATGACTCCAATAAATCTCTTGAATGTGAACCATAACCACTTAATGTTTTTACTGGTCCTCTAAATAATAAAAATGGTTTACTCATACAATTCTATATAAATTAAAACGTTCTCTTGGTTTCCAATTTTCAAAGGTTTGTTCAAAACCTTCAATCATTTTATCACACATTATTTTATTGGATAAGTTATCCAACATAAATTCTCTACCCTTCAATCCTCTTTCTTTTCTTTCTTCTTTAGTCCAACTATATACTTGACCAATAGCATGGGAAACTTCATAGTCGTTTACTCTATCGTCAAAGATATATGGGGTTGGTACCGAACCATTTAGATTAATTGCCGCGGGCCATACCGGTACAACCCATTCACCTTCTAACACTAAATGTTTTGACTTTTCTTTATTATGTAATGAACCGATTGAGATATAATCATCTGCTGTGAAGTTAAAACCACATTGGTCTTGTAAACCACCGGTTACATTAACAATAATTGGTGTACCCGACATTAATGATTCTGCGGTAGTTAAACCAAATCCTTCATTGTTTGCAATGTTGATGGTACAATCAACAAGATTATAAATCTCATTTAATTTATCTTGTTCTAATTTAACACCTGTAAATTTAACATCATAAGGACAAAGATTCTCAACAACTGCCGGTAAGTCCGTACCATTGTCGTCAACGGCTGCAGTGTGCATTAATAATAAA